CACAAGAAAAACAAACGTGAATCATTTTTCTCGCACCCTTCGATATCACACGGCAGGCGATACCATATCGGATGCCATGATAGTACTGGCGCGGGATGCGCGGCACCGTGTGTCAAATGCTGTGACGCAACCCCCGGCACCCCTTGACGATTTTCACACCGCCGACGGGCCCGATGGGGGAATTTTCGGGCGGTACAGTACGTATAGGGGTCTCAGATTTTTAGGGCAAATCTTTTAGTGCCTTTTCATACCTTATGCACACCACAGATGTCTTAACGGTGTCACTACAGAGCATATTTCCATACATAGGTATACACTCAACAGTGCCATACTGAATGGTCTTAAAGTCTAAACACTCTCTTTCCTCTTGGGTAACACATCCGGTGACCAGTAGGCACAACACAAAGGCTCTCATCAGTGAGTCACCCCCTTGAACTTTATGTCATCCATGAAGGTCATTAAGACCTCTGTCCTAGCAGCATCTAGAAGCATAGCTGTCTCTGCTGTAGGCATGGTGGTAATGAGCTGTAGGAAGCCATCTTTAAGGCCAACCACACAGACATCATCGGAGTTCTCTAGCATTTCTAGCAGATCCTTAGTGTCAGGATCTAGAAGGGGGACTACATTGGACATATAGGTTACCTATAGTTAACTATGAGTTTACTTATTGGGGATGTCTTATATACATCACCTCACATGACCTATCTAAATAAGTCTTTTATTAGTAGGTGTATGGAGTGTGTATATTTCTTAACACTTATAGTCTCTCATAAGCCCCTGTTTCACAGACACACTATGAGTCACCTATAGGTATATCTTTTCTTCTCCCCTACTCTAATATGGCGGGTATTAATCACATCCATTATCTGGTATAATGTCTTGCATTAGTCCAGTTATCTGCTTTTCTACCTCTCCCTAAGGCAGAATCAATGAACTTTTCTAGTTCTTTATCCAATAATTCCTTCTTATGATCCATCACAGCTTGCTGGATATCTCTATCCATTGTTTCTACCCAGTAGGCTACTGCCATAGCTAGGGCATCGAGTCTGTCATCATGGATCAGAGAGCCTTTATCTCTGGTTAGCCTAGTGAGCTGGTAGAAGAGCTTATATTTTAGGTCTACCTCAGACTGATAATCCTGTAGGATCACCTTCTCGTCCACCACAAGCCTGTGTTGGTTCAAGATAGGCTCTAGGGTGTCTATGATCCTCTTCTCCTTAGAGGTGTTGTGTCTTATCTCCTCTATGGACACTGGGTGTACCTTAGTGAGTATGGGCTTGAGGAGCTGTGTGAACATGCCATCACCAAAGTTACTCTCTGTGATAATCATGTTGACGTTCTGTTCCTTAGCTATCCTACTCAAGGTAGCCAGTGACTCGTCGCTGTAGCCGTTCTGAAGGCCACCAGCAGCAGTAAGGTATAGCTGACCCTTCATCATCTTAACGACCGCATAGGCCGTCTCATCGCGTCCCCTACCGGCTGGGTCAATAGACATGACTGAGCCATCCCACGGAGCATACTCCTGTGAGGTGGTCATAGGGCTACACCAATAGTCAGCCTTTAGTCCTAAGTTAGGTAGGTTCTTATTGGATTCTACTTGCTCCCTCCCTGAGGCCCACTGAACGCTCACAGGGGCTTCTTTCCAAGAGCTAGGGCCAGACATTACTATGAAGTCATTTAGCTTCAGAGGGTATTTGTCGGCGTCTGAGAGGGATACATCGAGCATGAACTGCAAAGCAAACCCAGACTTGCCATATGATGCCTCTCGTTCAAAGAGATCATCCTTGTCAAATCTATCGGGGTCTGTGGGTTCATCCTCTATGTCTTTATCAGCGATGATGGGGGCTAGTTTGTACCCCATAGCTGTCTTGAGTCTATCGTCAGGGTACCTAGCAGGCCATATACGGGTCTTGTAGCCACGTTCATCTAGTAGGTTATAGATAGACATCTCTGTTTGTGGGGTGCCTAGAAAGACAATCCTACCGCCCGGCTTCAGGATCGCCTCAAACTCCTTAATGGTCTCTGCGAGCTTGTCCCGCATGACCTGAGTCATAGAGTTGTTGGCTGACTCAACGTCATCTGCAATGATGAGATCAGCACGGCTACCTGTTAGCTGAGAGGTTATGCCTAGGGACTTCACAGAAGGCGCGTGAGAGGCTTTAGCTGGAGCCACATCAAACGATATCTTAGACATTCTTTGCCCGTCACGGGGCTTTAGGTGCGCCAGAATGGGCATCTCATGGATTAGTCTAAGTGTGAAGGTAGAAAAGTCGTCTGCGCGTGTCTTTGAGGCTGACACCACAAGGATATTCATCTGTGGATTCAGCAGGAGCTGGTGACAGACGTAGGCAGAGGTGATCCAAGACTTCCCTACACCTCGAAAAGCCTCAATAACCATCCGTCTTTCTGACTCATTCTGTAGGTAATCAGATATGTCGTACTGAACGGGGGTAGGTTGAGGGAGGTTTAGGTGCTTCCATGCCATGTACAGGAAGTTCTTGAAGTCTAGGATCTTAGAATTTACCACGCTTTACAGCTCCAGTATCTTGCAGAGGTTGGTGGGCCGGGGTTATCACAGTTATGTCTAGCCCTAAAGTTACTCCTGCGTCCCTTCTGGTTCTTCTTAATGGTCATTTTGGCGTCACCAAACATCACCTTCTTGATGGTGCTGCCATCTTTGACATAGACCTTAGATTTCTTTCTGCCAGCCCCCGGTTCACCTGAAGAGATCCTTGAAGGGCTATTGAGCTTGACCTTCTTGCCTTGATATTCAGCCATCTCTTACTTCCTCTTAGGCTTAAATCCACCTTTCTTAGCCTTCATCTTGGCGTAAGTCTTAGGGTCGATTGTGGTCTTCTTCTTAGACCTGCTTGTGCCTTCTCTCTTGCGCTTATTCATGTTCTCATAGAGGGACATTGACTTCTCCTGTATGTTACTGGATGTGTGTGTTTTCAGCGTCGAATGGCAAGTCCTCTAGGAGCCTTGCTAGGACGTTATCTTCTGTAGGGATAGCTACGATGTCGTTGTCCTTGAGGAACTGACGGGCAACATTAAGATCAGCAGCTTTAACTTCAGGGTCTTGTAGGCGCTCTAGAAGGCGCTCTCCTAGCTCCCTGTGGATCATATCCATTAGCTGTTCTTTGTTCATATTACTTCTTCCAATTTGCTAGGGTGCGTAGGCCAAAGGATGCAGCCACAGCAGCGCCTAAGAAGGCTTTGTACCACTCAGGCATCTCTCCTAGCACCTCAAAGCCCGCCATGACGACAGGCACCATTGATGGAAAGAACGCTAAGACGCATGGAATGCTAAACAGCAGGGTAAACCACTCGTCTTTCCATGAGCTTCCTGAGTTTTGGGCATGTATTGTCTCCCAATTAGACTCATTCTTCATGGCTTCGAGCTTGACTTCGTGCTGTACCTTCTTCTCTTCAGCCTTGCGTTCGAAATGGCCCGATATCAGAGAGACTGCCGGGCCTATCAACTGTGTTATTAGGCTCATTCTTCCCACTTTCCTAAGATACTTTGTACTGTTTTACTTTCGTAGATCCTCAGACCTAACCATATGATTGTGAAAAGCGATGCCAACGGGGGTAACCATTGGGCAAGCGCAAGGACTCCTGTACCAGCAGCCGCGTAGTCCATAACTTCTTTGACCTCTTCCATGTTAATTATTCCTTAAGGTGGGCGGGACACTCTTGTTTAAGTACCATGAATCTTTAGACATAAAATGTCCCCTTAAGTTATCGTAGCTAGTTTAGAATTAATTTCTGCTGTGGTGTAGTTAATCTCATTGTCAACTAATGTTACTGAAGAGCTTATAGATGTGTCAGTAATACTAGTTGGGTCAAAAGTTAAACTAGGGTCTAAGTAAGCAATTTTTCCTGAGTAACCTTTCAGTCCACAATAATCTAATTGATAAGCGGCATCGCCATACTTTGATGACTCAACAGGTTGTATGCCTGAGTCATATAACTCATCTGTCCCAACAGCGTGGTCTCTGAAATACTTTCTTAATTGCGCTGGAGTTGTAGAGGGGTACTTTTCT